CAATCAGACCAATCTGAGCCGCTGCAATGCCGATAGATAGCTTAGCAAGTGGCGCAGTCAATGGGTTAGTGCCATACTTCATGAGGTTCTCGGCAAGCTGGAACATGATACGTGCAATTGATGCAGCTTGCTCCGCCTTGAATTGCCTAGTCTTAATCTCTCGCTCCTTCTCTGCCTTCTGCTGGTTTAGCTCATCAATCTTTTGTTGGTTGCCATCTGCCAGCCGGATGCGCTCATCAAAGTTGCGCTGAAGTATTTGCAGTTCCTTGTTCTGATAGGCCTGATAGAGGTCAAATCCTCCTTGGAGAAGTGTGTCTCCTAGTTGGAATGCTTGCTGCCTAATTTCATCCTTTATTTTTTGAGCTTCTTTCTCGGCCTCAATTTGCCGCTTTAGATTTGCTTCATAGCTATCGGAGTAATCCTTCATTCGCTTAATGCCAGCATCCTGATACTTCTGCATGTCCTTATCAGCAGCATCACGAGCCTCCTTGAATATCCTTTCATTGCCCTTGGCTGTCAGATACTCCTTTTTTGCCCCATCTTCAAAGGCCTTGGCTTTCAAATCAGCAGTAAGCTCGGCAACCTTAACCTCATTCTCGCTGATGCCTATGTTCTTAGCACTGTACTCTTTCTTGAGGTCAAAAACCTTTTGCGCAAAGTTCTTCTCTGCCCCAAGTTCGCCCAGCTTGCTGTCTCGCAGTTGAGCCATTAGAATCTGCTGCTGCTTTTCAAGCTCAAGCAACTTCATTCTGGCATCGTACTCTGCCTTTAATTGCTTCTCTGTAACATCAAAAGCCTGCTCTGCTGCCTTTCTGCGCTTTTCAATCTCATCAATTGCTGCTTGGTTCTGGGCAGTAAGTGCTTTTTCAAGTTTTTGGCTTTCCTCAAGTTGAGCTTTGGTTGATTCCGCTGCTCTTTTTTGCGCAATTAGGAAGCCACTGCCTTTTTCATCTTGCATCATGCTTTCTGCAATAGCCAAATCAGCTAACTGCTTGTTGTATTGCTGCTCGAGCATCTTGGTCTCCTCAGAAACTACCTTGAGCCTGTTCTTAGAATTGATAGATATGTTTTTAAGTGCCTGGTCTGATGTCTTTGTGAAGAACTCCGAATAAGCTGTAAACTGCTTGCCCTCAAATTCTTGAAGTGCCTGTTCTTCGCCTTTGAATAAGCCATTAAGTGAGGTTAAAAAGCTAGCTGTCAGACTTAATGCCTTTGAGAATACAGGGCCAAGGTTAGTGCCTATGGTGTTTAGTAATGAATCCCAGGCATCGCCTAGGTTACTGATTTGACCTCCCAAAGTGCCAGAGATAGCAGCCATTGAGCCACTGACTCCCTGAAGGTCTCCAAGTGATGTTATGTATTGTCTAATTGCATCATTTGTAAACTTAGTCTGTGTCTGAACTCCCTTAAAGGTGAATGTCACATTATCACCTGCCTTACTTGCCCGAATGCCAAACTCCTTGAGTCGCTCAAACTCCCCGGTCTGGGCATCAATGATAGCCTCAGTCAGTTGGTCAAAGGACTTACCTGTTGAGCTAGCCAAGTCTCCTAGCTTGCGTAATTGTGCATTAGTCGGAGTAAATCCCTGATTGGCTAACTTAACAAAGGACTGAGTAAGTTCCTGAACTGAGAATGGAGTCTGGGCAGCAAACTCCTGAATGCGAGTCAATGCGCCAAGTGCTGCACTGTTGCTGCCTAATGTATTTTTAAGGACTGCACCGAGCTTCTGAAATTCAGCAGTAACGGCAATGACTTGTTTGGCAAACCCAATAATACTATCAGCTGCAAAAACCCCGGCAATAATTGGCCCAACCTTGCTCGCAATCTGACCAAGGCCACCCATCGAATCACCGGCATCCTTGCCAGCTTTCTTAGCCTTCTCGCCAACATCATCAAACTGTTTCTTGAGCTTACCTAATTCGGCCAGTAGTTGTCTCTCCTCAGCAGTTATCTTATCGAACTCGCTTGTGGCCTGCTGGAGCTTGCTCAGGTCAATGTCATACCTGATCTTGATGTCATTAGTTGATAAAGTTGCCATGCCCCAAATATAGCCAATAAAAAAGCCACCGAATATCAGTGGCCCTTTGCTTCTGAAATAACAAATCTATCCTTTACCCCTTTTGTTCTTCTGAGCTGCAATATAGCTGCTCACGATTAAATAGTATTCGTAGATTGGCCTTTCGACCAGGAATTTAGCTCGCTGAGGATCTCCACTTGCGACTCTAAACTGCTCATCAAATCTGAGTCTGTGCTGTCTGACAATTGTAGTCCAATAATGTGTTTCAGGTTGTTTAGGCTTTGCAGAGTTTCGGCCTGCAAATAGTTCGGGAAATTCGTGCTGTACTCGGTCAAAGAGGGCAGATAGGCGTACTCCGGCAGATTCAAAAAAAAACCCTGAACATCGTTATGCTTCATCCAATGCTCGAGCTTCTGCTTGTTGTATGGGTACTGATAGTCTAGTGGATTCTCCTGCTCATCAAAGTAAACAACTGTTGCCAGCTTCAGCTGTCGCAGTAGGCTCACGCTCATCTCCATCTGCTCCTTAAGTCGGGAGGCCATGATGCCCACTTCATATAGCTTCTTGTCATCCTTCTTTTTCTTGTCCATGAGCAGATTGATTAGCCCATTGTTCCAGCCTCTGAGGAAGTCTGGGTTAATCTGCCATAGCTCCTCAGTAAAGATGTCTCTGGCAGCGACTGCCCTTTGGAATGGCACATTGACCTCGGCCACGAACTTGAAGTAATTGACTCCTCCAGAGGTGAAGGCAAATTCAATCTGATCCCACCGGTCTTGTGGGGCTACTCCCCTGTAAAGTATTCGGCCACCTTCTGCTTGTACAGGTGTTTCTTCTGCCACTTGTTGAACAGGAGCAGGAGCAGATGGTTTGCGCCTAAAAATATTGAGCATAGATAAAATGGATAGTCAAATATTAGCCAAGAGATGACAAGGAATTGCCATGCTCCTGAGCAGAAAGGGCATTCACCGAGTGGCTTCGCCCAGTGTGTCGGCAGCTTCTGAATCTGGGAGAGATACCACTGCCCAAGAGGATGATCCTCCAGCAGATAGTCCAGAAAAAGCGAGAAGGATGCGCTGAGTGCGCTGATGAGCAACAACTTCAGTAGGCTCGCTATCGTGTGGTAGCTCAATAAGGCAGCAACCTCTGCGCTTGCCTCCGCAACTTGCATCAAAATCATAGTTATTCATTATGGGTAAAGGATTGGCTGATTATCGTTGAATATGTTAAGGGCAACCCAGTTGTCCTCCTGGTTAGTGTAGGTCTGGGAGAAGCTCATGCAGATGTCTGTGTATTGCTTGCCATCACCGGCTGTAAATGTCACAGGCTGCAATGTAGCTGAATTTGTGAAACTAACAGTGTATTGCCCTCCCCAAGGATTAAGAAAGGCCTCCGGCATTGCCTCTAAGTCAGCCTCAATAAAGCCATCTAGGTCAATTGCGAGCAGTTGCTGAATCCTGACATTGACTCCGGGCTTGGTTATGTTAAGCAGTATCTCAGCCTCAGTGTAGTCAGTTGGCACTTGCACATAGAAGGCAGTAGGGCAAGCATTGAGAGGCTCACACACCTTAAAACAATCATTGCAGCATTGTGCCATACTTTTCCAGATTAAAGTTGCTTGTTATCTCTGCAAAGTTAGAGAATATAAAGTAACGGAAAGCATCAAGTGCGTGAGACTTGTCTGGGTTCTTGTTCTTCCAGGCATCAAGGCTTCCTTGGCGATCTACCTTAGCCTCCTTCAGGTCGGTGATTAACTCATCACATCGCTTGCTGCTGATTTGCACCTTTGCCTTCTGGAGGGTCAGGATTGTGACTAGCCTGCTGGCTATGTGGCTAGGATTACTTCGAGCAATTTGCAATTGCATGTCGGGGATGCCAAGGTAGTTCTTGATGAGGGCATAGGCTGAGATGTTGTCCTGAGTGAAGGCATTGCGAGAAGCACCAGAGGCATCACCGTTAATGATGTAGGTCATGTCTGGAAACTCTTGCCGGATGGTCTGGCATAGGGCCGCAAGGTCACCGATGCGATACACCTTGATGATGTTGATGGTAGCATAAAAGATGCCATCCTCGCTGTTCTTGATGTACTGGCCTACTACGCAAGTATTTGTCACATTGAAGTCAAAACTCAGATAAAGGTTATGCACCGGAGAGGCCTTGATATAGCCATCATAGACATGCTTGCTGTACTCAAATGAAGTCGCAAATAGGCTTTCTCTATCCCAGACTCCCCATTGCCCAAGGGCATAGACTTCGTAATAGGTCTGGCTCACTGAGCGCAGTGCCTCCATCCTTGTGACATACTCATCATCAAGGAAGTTGAGCGCATCCAAGTAAGTACCATGCAGCCTGAGTATCTGTGCCTGCTCCTTCTGTGGCACATCGTCAAAAAAACGCTTCTTAATCCAGTGACTATCTGAGACAGGATTGAATGTCAGGAAGAATCTCTTTGGTGTATCTGACTTACCCCTGAGTCGAAGGGTTATCTGGGTGAAGTCCTCAAGGCTCAGCTCGGTGGCTTCCTCAATCCAGATGTACTTAGCCTGGGAGAGTGACTTGAGTTTCTCAGGATCATCACAGCCTAAAAAAACAATCTTATTCGTGCCTGATTGCAGCTCAAGGTATCCGGTCTTAGCCTTAACCAGCTTCTCAAAGCCCCACTGGCTTATCTTATTGCGGAAGTCGGCAAAGACTGAGTTGCGCAGGGTGCTGGCAACCTTGCGAATTACAAAGTAAGTCTGGAACTGATTGGCTTTGTGATTGCAAATCTCAGCCAGCAACAGCTGAATCATTGTCTGACTCTTGCCTGATCCAGCTCCACCCCAAAGGATGTTATAGGTCTTAGGTTCAACAAGAGCAGGCAGATACTTCTGACTCCAGAGGTCAGCTGATGACAAGTCAATTACTGCCATCAGTCAGCCTGCTCCTCCTTCTTCAGCACCTTTGGCACAATGACCTCATGCATCTGCACTGTCATCTGCTCTTGGTTCATCAGTCCAAGGTCTCTGGCAATGATATTGTGATTAAAGAAGCCGGAAGTAGCACCTTCAAACTTCTGCGCAATGATGGCCTGCTCTATGCGTGTAAAGACCTTTGAGAAGTCTTCTGATTTGCTCTTATAAACCGAAAGGTTGCCATAGCTGGAGAATCCACAGGCTAAGGCAAAGCCATCCTTTGTCAGCACTCGCTTCTTAGGAATCTCGACCTTCATTGCATCCTTGCCACGAAAGTCTACTTCAATGAGAGGAGTCTCTTCAGCCCACTCCACATACTGCATGAAGTTCTCCCAGATTTGCTCAGGAGTCTTGAATCTGCCATCAAGACCATGCTTGAGGCGCAATTGCCAACAATTGTTTCCTTTCGGTGCTGCCATAAAATTAGTACCGGCCTCTCGGCCCTTTTTAAAGTGGTGATTATTTTTTCTTTGCTGTCTTCTTGGCCTTCTTAGCCACAGAGAGCGCAATGGCTACTGCCTGCTTCTGAGGCTTGCCTGACTTCATCTCTGTTTTGATGTTGCTGCTAATGGTTTTAGCGGAGTAGCCTTTTTTGAGCATGTTCTTAATATTTATGCAAAGATAGGTATTTCAGCATTGCCTCATAGACCTCTAGCTGATTTGACCATCTGCGCCTATGACCAGGTGCGGCTTCTTGAATTGTTAGCTTGCTTTTCAATTGGCTGATTTTTCGGGCAAGATAATCCTTGCAGTGCTGATGTGTCATCATAGCTGGCTTAAAGTCATAGATTAGATCACTAGTGTAAGTTGATTTTCCCTCCCACTGCTGAGGCACTTGGCTAATATGTACTTCCTGATTCATAATCGGTGAGCTGCATTAATGGCCCATTGAATCGCAAAGGTATTATTCCTGTACTACCTGAGCGCATCTTGACTTGGTCAATTAGACACAGGCCAGCATTGTGCAGTTCTGCACTGCCGACTTTTGTGGTGGCTGTTGGCTCGAAGTAGTACTCAGGCCTTATCATCATCCAGATGACATCTGCATCCTGCTCAACTGAGCCAGACTCTCGCAGGTCGCTCATCAGTGGCATCTTGTCGCTTCGCTCTTCAACTCTGCGGCTAAGTTGAGACAGTGCCACAATCGGAATCTGGAGTTCTTTGGCTAGTAGTTTCAGGCCTCTGCTGATTTCGCCTATTATGTTCACTCGATTTGTCTCCTTTGGATTGATGGACTGAATGAGGCCGATGTAATCAACGAACAAAACACGAATGTTGTGCTTGTTCTTCCACATTGTGGCCTTGGTTCTGATTTTGGAGATATTTACATAGCCTTCATCGCTTATCTTGATGGGCCAAGCCTTCATAGCCTGGATAGCCTCGTAAAGGTTATTTCGGTCAAGGTTGTTTAGTTCTCCCTGCTTGATCTTATATGCCCAGACATTAGACTCCTGAGAGGCGAGCCGCTGCACAAGCTCATGCTTTGTCATCTCTAAGCTAAACATGCCGCAGCCAATGCCTTGCTTTGCTAGGTTACGGATTAGCGTTACCACTAAGGCAGTCTTGCCTTGCCCTGGTCTAGCACCGACAACAGTAAGCTCACCATTGGTCAGGCCTCCGCATAATTTATCTAATGCTGCTATGCCTGTCCGGTAGCCAGCAATGTCTCCGGATTTGGCATTGAGCCACATCTTGGCTGACTCATTCAGCTGCTTTTGGAAGTCATCATCGTGATTGGTGATGGCAGAGGCTAACAAGTTGTCAAACTTGTTTTGATACTGTGTGAAAATCTCAAAGATGTCACCGGAGTCGCTTTGGGTGTGCTGATGTAGCTCAATGCTGAGCGCATAGAG